GACACACATTCGAGGAGTTCAGGGATGAGGGACTGGTGTGTTTCTTGAACACCCATTTCTTCCATCCGAATGGGTTCGCACTGGCATTCGTCTATGAGTGTGAGGAGGAAGAGTGTAATGATTCTGATGCCTCACCAGAGGGACGTAATCGAGAGGCTCGGTAATGGCAAGATACTTTATGGCGAAGTTGGTATTGGTAAGTCTGTTGCTGTTATGGGGTATTACATTGAGAAGGAGGCGCCTCGCGACATCTACGTAATCACCACGGCGAAGAAGAGGGACTCACTGGAGTGGGTTCGAGATGCGGCACTTGTGGGTGTCGGGCGGAAACCGGATGAGACCACGGCGGGTATCCTGACCATCGATTCGTGGAACAACATCGGCAAGTACGCGGAGGTCGAAGATGCCTTTTTCGTCTTTGATGAACAACGTCTTGTGGGCAGTGGTACTTGGGTTAAGTATTTCCTTAGGATCGCCAAGGCGAACCGTTGGGTACTACTCACTGCTACTCCTGGGGACACTTGGTTGGACTACATCCCTGTATTCGTTGCTAACGGGCTATACAGGAACATAGGCCAGTTCAAGCGGGAGCATGTCATCTACCAACCGTACATACGGTATCCGAAAGTCGTCGGGTACATCGGAGAGGAGCAGCTCGAGAAATACCGGAACATGATCCTTGTGGAGATGCTGTACTCGAAGCATACCCACAGGAACTTGGAATGGGTTGAAACCAGTTACGATCCGTCTACTTTCGACAAGGTCTACAAGAGCCGATGGCATGTCTATGAGGACCGCCCAATCAAGGACGTGGGTGAGCTGTTCCGAGTCATGCGTCGGGTCGTCAATAGCGATGAGTCCAGGGCCTATGCGATCCAGCAGCTACTGAAGAGGCATCCCAAGATCATCGTCTACTACAACTTCGACTACGAATTGGAGATACTTCGTGATTTTGCGGCTGAAGTGGCGGTGGCGGAATGGAACGGTCATCGGAAGGAACCTATCCCTGATGCGGACAGCTGGCTCTATCTGGTTCAGTACGTTTCGGGTGCTGAAGGGTGGAATTGCACAGATACTGACTGTGTTGTGTTCTATTCCCTCACGTATTCGTACAAGAACTTCGAGCAGGCGCAAGGACGAATCGATCGTCTGAACAGTCCTTTCACCGAACTTTGGTACTACATTCTTGCCACAAACTCATTTGTGGACCGCGCAATCCGTTCCGCGCTCGACAAGAAGGAGCTCTTCAACGAAAGGCGGTGGTGGAAGGAATTTGAGGCTCTTGAGAGAAATTGGCCGGATTTGTCAAGAGGTGGTACTTAGTAAGCACTTGAAAAAGACCAGGTCAGGGCCTAGATTTGGTAGTGCTCAACTAAGTACCATCTTGCCAAGATTCCAAGCAAAAACCTTTCACCATATAGCAAAAGGTGGTACTTAGTAAGTAACTATGTACCATCTTTACACAATAATAAAAGTTTTTGGTCCGAAAATCTTGGCAATGGTACTTAGTAAGATGGTACTTAGTAGATCCTAAAAAGGAGATGAGATGGAAGAGCGTTGGAAGCGTATCCCTCGGTATGCTCGCTATGAGGTGAGCGATCAAGGGAGAGTCATGAATAGCCGTACTGAGCGAATCTTGGGTACTTCGTTGGGTCACAGTGGCATGGTCAGAGTCGCGTTGTTCGATGGGCATCAACAGATCACGTGTTCGCTTGCTCTACTCGTAGCCGAAGCGTTCGTGCCGGGCCAAGACGACTTCTCAAATACCCCCCTACACATCAATGGGGACCCTTCCGATAATCGCGCAGTCAATCTCGCTTGGCGATCTAGGTCGTTCGCACTTAGGCACCGGCTGCAATACACACAAAAATCGCTGACTGCCTACATGGTTGGCCCGGTTCGTCATGTTGCAACCGGGGAAATATTCGAAACGATTGTGGATGCTGCTCGACAGTATGGGCTTCTTGTTCAAGATGTCCGTCGGTCATGTTACGATTGGCGCGTAACACTCCAACCGGGTGGGCACAAGTTCGAGTGGGCAAATAGGTAAGTACCACCAAGCACGAATTACAACGCATATAGTGAGGGAGTGACCATTTCATCTAGTTTTTGCGGGGGTGAGCGTGGCAGAGAGGCACTTTCAGTCAAGTCTAATCAAGCGTCTGAAGGAAATGTTCCCGGATTGTGTAATCGTCAAGAATGACGCTGGGTATCTTCAAGGAGTGCCGGATCTTCTGATTCTCTTCGGCAAGAAATGGGCTGCCCTTGAGGTGAAGAGAGCGGTAAACGCAAGTCGTCGTCCCAATCAGGACTACTTCGTGGAGAAACTCAACAAGATGTCGTTCGCGGCTTTCGTCCATCCCGGTAACGTGGAAGAGGTTCTACGTGATCTTCAAACCGCACTCAGACCTAGCCGGAAAGCACGCGTTTCTGAGCCCAAGTAATTACCATTGGATCAATTACACCGATGAGAAACTGAGTTCTCGTTGGTCTACTTACATGGCTGCACGTCGTGGAATCGAGCTACATGAGTTTGCTCACCATGCCATTCGCATGGGAATCAAACTGCCCAAAGTGAAGAAGACCTTGAATCAGTATGTCAACGATGCTGTCGAATTTCGCATGTTTGTCGAGGTCTGTCTTTACTACTCCGCCAACTGTTTCGGCCATGCCGACACCATTTCGTTCTACAACAACGTACTTAGAGTTCACGATTTGAAGTCTGGAATGCATACAGCATCGATGCACCAGCTTGAAGTCTACGCCGCCATCTTCTGTTTGGAGTACGGTATTTCCCCATATGAGATCACCACGATTCTTCGCATCTACCAGAGCAACGAAGTTCGTGAGTCAGAGCCACATCCAGATCTGCTCATGGGGATCATGGACAAGATCATCGACTTCGACAAGAAGATCGACCTACTAAAAGAAAGTGGGGAATGGTGATCATCGATATCGACGAACAAGAATATCTAGCTCACTACGGCATTCTCCGCAAGTCTGGTCGGTATCCTTGGGGATCGGGAGAAGACCAGAACACGAGAAACAAGTCGTTCCTCGATCATGTCGAGGGCTTGAAGAAGCAGGGTCTTACGGAGACGGAGATTTGCAAGGGTCTCGGTATCCCTTCGACCACAGCTCTTCGAGTTGCCAAATCGATTGCCAAGGCTCAGCTCAAGCAGTCGAATATCAGCCAGGCCCAGCGACTCAGGGACAAGGGATGGTCAAACGTCGCCATTGGTGAGCGAATGGGTGTCTCTGAATCTGTGGTTCGTTCATGGCTTGCTCCAGGAGCCAGGGAGCGTGCGGATATCCTCTTCACGACTTCCAACATGCTCAAGGACCAGATCGCGGAGAAGAAGTACATCGATATCGGCATCGGTGTGGAGAACTATCTCGGTATCAGCAAAGAGCGCCTGAACACGGCCGTTGGGATTCTTCGTGAAGAAGGGTACGAAGTCCACTCGGTGAAGGTGCGCCAGTTGGGAACTGGGCATGAAACAGAGCTCAAGATCCTCGCACCTCCTGGGACAACTCAGCGAGAGGTGTGGCTGAACCGAGATCAGATCAAGCAGATCACTGTCTACTCAGATGATGGTGGTCGCACAATCACAGAGCCCACCCCTCCACTTGCGATTTCGCCGAAGCGAATCGGGATCGTATATGGGGATCAGGGTGGCTCAAAAGCGGATGGCGTGATATTCGTGCGCCCTGGTGTTGCAGACGTATCTCTCGGTAACTCTCGTTATGCCCAGGTTCGAATCAAGGTTGGTGAGGGTCACTACCTCAAGGGCATGGCGATGTACAAAGATGATCTCCCTGATGGGGTGGATCTTCTCTTCAACACCAACAAGAAAGACTCCGGAAATCCGCTTGATGCCATGAAGGAATTGGGGGCCGATCCCGAGAATCCTTTTGGCGCGCTTATTCGTAGGCAAATCGACGGATCTTCCATGAACATCGTCAATGAAGAAGGCGATTGGACAGATTGGTCAAAGACCATCGCATCACAAGTTCTGTCCAAGCAGAGTCCTGTTCTCGCAAGAACTCAGCTCAACATGACCTACGACAATCGATCGAGAGAGTATGACGAACTCACTCGGTTGACGAATCCGGTTGTGAAGAAGCGTCTTCTCAACGACTTCGCTGATGGGACCGATTCAGATGCTGTACATCTGAAGGCAGCTCAACTCCCTCGTCAGGGATGGCATGCAATTCTGCCAGTCAATTCGTTGCCCGCAACTCAGGTGTATGCGCCGAATTTCAACAATGGCGAAACTGTCGCTTTGATCCGATACCCTCATGGTGGAACTTTCGAGATCCCCAATTTGACGGTCAACAATAATCACTCGGAATCCAAGCGACTCCTTGGCCCCAATCCTCGAGATGCAATCGGAATCAACCACAAGGTAGCCGAAAGGCTTTCTGGTGCAGACTTCGACGGAGATACTGTTCTCGTAATTCCCAACAATGCAGGGAAGATCAAGGTAACACCTGCTTTGGAGGGTCTCAAGAACTTCGATCCGAAGACTGCCTATCCGCCGTACCATGGAATGAAGACCATCGACGGTGGTACATGGAATGACACCACGAAGAAGGTCGAATACGGACCTGGTGGACCGAGACCTCAACGCAAGCAGCAAGAGATGGGCAATGTCTCGAACTTGATCACAGACATGACGATTCGAAAGGCGTCTACTTCTGAGATCGCTGCTGCAGTTCGTCACTCCATGGTGGTAATCGATTCCGAAAAGCATTCTCTCAACTGGAGGGAATCGGCAATCGCCAACGGAATCCCAGCCTTGAAAGAGCAGTATCAAGGGTCAAAGAGAGCGGGCGCATCTACTTTGATCTCAAAGGCTGGAGCCAAAGTCTTCGTTCCTGAAAGAAAGCCCCGCCCTGTTTCAGAAGGGGGGTCTATCAATCCGGTAACTGGAGCAAAGGAATTCGTGCCCACACAGAGGATGATTCGTGATACCCGCACTGGTGAACTAAGGCTCAGGACTCAGAGATCAAGGGCCTTGGCTGAGGAAAGCGATGCGTTCGCTCTCTCATCAGGTACCCCCATGGAGCGGTTGTATGCGGAGCATTCCAACAAACTGAAGGGTCTTGCAAACAGGGCTCGTCTGGACATCTTGGCTACACCCAATTCAAAATACTCCCCCTCTGCAAAGAAGGTGTATGCCACAGAAGTTCAGTCCCTCGATGCGAAACTCTCCCTGGCTAGAAGAAACGCCCCCCTCGAAAGACAGGCCCAGCTCATTGCCAACACCATGATCAAGGCTAAGCGGGATGACAATCCCAACATGAGTGAGGAAACTTATGCCAAGATCAAGTTCATCGCCCTCCGTGATGCAAGGCGGCGTACTGGTGCAGACAAGCAGGCCATCAGAATCACAGACGAGGAATGGGAAGCTATTCAAGCCGGCGCCATCAGTGCATCAAAGCTTGATCAGATCCTAGCCCATGCTGACATGGAACGTGTACGTGAGTTGGCTACACCTCGTACACTGAATAGTATGACGCCTGCTAAGATTCAGCGGGCCCAGGCAATGTTTGCTAATGGTCAGAGTAGGGCTGAAGTAGCTGCTCAACTTGGTGTGTCACTCAGTACTTTGGATAGAGGAATGGCTGAATGAAGGGATCAAGAGAGGAGGAACTAATGAAGCTCTCAATGCTAACAACAGTTGACAACCCCCACGATCCCTTCGATGACTTCGACAATTGGTACGCATGGGATGAAAGATCCGGGTACCACACCACAGCCTTCCTGGCAAGAGTTTGTGTAATGTCAGACGATCTATCTGATCTTGATCAAGCGTTGGCGATTGAGTACGCGATCGATGAGATCATGAATCAGAATGTAACTGGTAACTTCAGGAGAGTGACACGCGAATTTCCTGATGGAAGCATATAATTCTGGGAGGATTCGGCAAGGGGGGAGGGGGGTCTCGCAAAAGATACCCCCCCTGTGCATCGCCTGCCTCCCATATTTTTCCCCGGGGGGACAAATTCTAGGAACAATCCCGATCGAAGGGAGGTGAGTATGGCAAACAAGCTGAAGGTTCACAAGGGAAGGACCAACATCATCACCGTCAACATGGGCATGGACGTCTCTGGTGACACAATCACCAGCGAGATTCGATCGGAACCCGAGCAGGGCTCCCCTCTGATCGCTGAGTGGGGCGTCGAGTTCACCACGGACGGTACGGACGGTGAGCTAACCCTGACGATGGATGATCTGATCTCAGGACAGATCACCGCCAAGGCCGGGTTCATGGACATCAAACGTGTCTCGGCCGGTGAACCTCTTCCCGTATTCGACACACCTCTCGAGGTCGTCTTCCAAGGAACGGTCACGGCATGACGGAACTCAACGCTGTTGCCAAGACCCAACGCATCATCGTGGATCCTTTCACTCGTGCAGTGAGCGTTATCCTCGCAGGGCCTCCTGGTCCTCGAGGGTACACCGGTCCCGAAGGACCGACTGGTCCGCAAGGGGTGCCGGGTCCTCCTGGCTCAATCACGACAAGCGGACGTTGGCAGTACAACCCGACGCCCGGAGCAACACCGACTGGAATCCAGTTCACATCAGATGCGGCAGGTCTGGGATCAGCGACGTGGCTTCGCTTCAGGGCCACGGACCGTGACGGAATCGACTTCACCGCAATCCTGATGTCCATGACCGTGGGCTCAACGATACTTGGTCAACATCAACAGAACAGCGACAACTGGATTCGCTACAAGACAACCGGGGCAGCAACCACGTCTGGTTCCGGATCCAGCAAGTACATCCAAGTTCCTGTGTCGATGCAAGCCGGGGGAGGCACTGCGTCGGGATGGGTGGACTGTCTGTTCTACTTCACTCCAGCCGGCAGCCTTGCATGGCCGGTCATTCCGCCCGCTGATGCTACTGGGTACATCGCGTTCGCTCCGAGCAACACGGACGTTCGTGGTATGCGCATTGCAGCTGATGCGAACACGGCGGTTTCATTCCTCGCTGGTCCCCCTGTGTCTTGGTCACTCAAGGCGAACAGCGGCCCGGTTACCGGGGGAATGATGGGGTTGGGGTATCTCGATGCTGACGACATCTACTTGCGTGGCTCGGCTGGGTCGGTTCCTCTCGCGAGGTTCACTGCGGCTGGTGCCACCATCAATCCGGTGCTGACCATCGCAGGACAGCCGGGTACGACCACGCTCAATCTCATGCTTACTCCATCCACTCACGCTACTTCAGAGCGTACTGGGATCAGTTTCGGTGACTGGCAGATCGGACAGGACCTTTCGGCCAACGGTACGAAGGATCTCTATATCTGGGGTGGCGCAGCCACTCAAGCTACGTCGGTATTGGTGGACACCTCGAGGCGTTGGCAGTTCTCACAAGCCTCCAATCTCAACGGGATGTTCATCGGGGTACATCCGACATATGGTGGTTCGGTATCTTTGTGGACTGGTTCATTTGCACCTGGCTCTCTATATGTTCTACTTCGTCAGAGTAGTAGTACATTCCTGAACGCAGATGCGGGCGATCTTCATCTTCGTATCGATAACGTCTCATTCGCTACTGCCGATCGTACAAACGGTCGTTTCAATGTGTATCGGTCCATCTACGCCGAGGGAACTTCGCCCAATGGGCAAATCTACACTGCCGCTGAAGGGTGGTTCCGAGTCCGTGGGTCCAGCGGTATTTACTGGCAGAGCTGGGACGGTGGATGGTATATGACCGACGCTACGTACGTCAGATCGTATCAGAACAAGGCAATTTACGGTGGTTCTGGCCAAATTCGTAGCGATAAGGTGGGCGGAAACGCCTATTATGATTCGAGTATTTACGCTGGAGCAGGAGCGACAGTGGCTTCGTTTGGTCTACATCCCGGTAGCGTTGCCGGCTCAATTCGTATGGGACAGGGTAATCCAGAGTATCACTTCGGTAATACGGACTCAAGTGCGTACTATACATGCCGTTCAGCGGCTTGGAATGTGACATCCTCGAGGGATTCCAAGCAAGATCTGGTGCCACTTACTCATATTCTCCCGGCAATGCCGGACCTTCCTGTGGCAACCATGGTCAGAGCTCTCCGTCCGACGTGGTGGAGACAGAAGGAACGACACATCATGGCCGAAGTGCCGAGAGCTCCGAAAGAAACCTCTGACGAGCATTGGCATCCGGACCCCGCCACGTTCAAGAACCATATCTGCTCGCTCGACAACTGCGGGCATACACCTGAGGATCCGTGCGCATGGCGAGTGAACTGGATGCGAGGACATCTGGGCTTCGTCGCCGAAGAAGTCGAGCAAGTACTTCCGGCATTGGTCCGGCTCAACCAAGACATGACTCCTGGGGCATTGGATCTCGGGTCCTTGATCGGACTCGCGTACGCAATGCTACAGGAGCTCGATTCCAGATTGGCGCTATTGGAGGCAAACCCGTGAGCATGAATGGTAATCAGCCAGCGACGATCGAGCAAGTTCTGATCGAGCGCCAATCTCGTCTCATCGGACAACTGTCCACTCAGCTTGAGCTCATGTCTCTTCGGCTCGAGCAGGCCACCATGGTCTGTCACAAGTTCGGTGTCAACATTGACGGCTCACCGCTTGAGGAGGTGACGGATGACGGAGATCAACGTAACGTCGACGAGTCAGCGAATCATAGTTGACCCGATCTCCAGGTCGGTCTCTCTGATTCTGTCGGGACCTGCTGGACCTCCTGGACCTCCTGGTGGCCCGGTGGGTCCGATGGGGCCCGAAGGTCCAGAGGGTCCGGCTGGTCCTCCTGGTCCGACGGGTGCGACAGGTGCTACTGGTGCCACAGGTTCGACCGGTCCTCCCGGTGCGACTGGAGCTCAGGGAATCCAAGGTAACCCTGGACCGACGGGTCCAACGGGATCAACGGGCGCAACAGGACCTCCTGGATCCACCGGTCCGGCTGGTCCTCAAGGTGATCCTGGTCCAACTGGTGCTACTGGGTCTACTGGTCCCACCGGCCCAAAGGGGGACAAGGGTGACAAAGGAGACACGGGAGATACTGGTCCTACTGGTGCTACTGGTGATACTGGCCCTGCTGGTGCTACTGGTGCCACCGGCCCTCAAGGTCCGGCTGGTATTACTTCAGCCATAGCCAAATCAACTGCCACTGTGACAGTTCAGAACACGGTGGCGTTGAGCGACATCCTTCGTGTGGCTCTTCCCACGGATCTTGTCGCTGGCGATGTCATCGTGCTTGAGGCGTGGGGTACAACACTCAACAACTCGGGTGTCGCTGAAGTTCCGTCGTTCTCTTTCGGTATCGGGTCGACAACGATCACGGGAGCGGTGGGATCTTGGGCATCGAATGCTTCGAACCGCTCGTGGTACTTGAGAATCGACATCATCGTGTCCAGTTCGACATTGGAGCGCGTCTCAGCGTCGCTGATTTCGAACAGCCAGGGTAATGGCGCAGCTGTGTGGGGTGGTCTCGGTAACGTCAACAACCAGCTGTACAAGACGGTTGACATGACCGAGAACATCGCGGTCGCCAAGGATCTATTCTTCCAAGTTCAATTCACCGCAGCCCATGCCAACCTTCGTGCTGATCGATTCGGCTACGTGCTCTACAAGATCGCTGCCTAACGAGGGGAGGTGAACATGAAGATCGATTTGAATACCGCCGCGAATGTGGTAACCGCGATCATGGCCGTGATCATCACGATCAAGATCTTCTAGCCCAAGGGAGGTGAGATGGCAGGCAGTACACGTGGGCGTCCAAGGCGGAGACCAGCGACCACGGATGAGGGCAGAGAAAGCCAGCTCGTTTCACTTGCGATGGATTTGTCGGAAGAACAATTGGCAGCAGGGACCGCATCTGCCCAGGTCGTCGTCCACTACTTGAAAATGGGCTCTACTCGAGAGCGTTTGGAACAGAAACGCCTCGAAGAAGAGAACAAATTGCTCAGAGCTAGGGTCGAAAACCTGTCTGCCATGGGTCGCATCGAGCAACTGTACGGCGAGGCCTTGAACGCAATGAGGTCATATCAGGGCCAAGACGAAGGAGTCTACGATGACGAGGATTAGGCGATATTCCGAGCTGGAACGCCTGTATTCCTTCGATGAGAGGCTCAATTATCTCAAACTCGAGGGTCATGTGGGTCATTCCACCTTTGGATTCGATCGATACATCAACCAGGCGTTCTATCGATCCAGGGAGTGGAGGCAAGCTCGTGACTACGTCGTGGTGCGAGATAACGGGTGTGATTTGGGTATTCGTGGGTACGAAATTCATGGAGAACTACTCGTTCACCACATAAATCCGATGGATGTGGACGATATTGTTCAACATGAAGAGTGGGTATTGGACCCAGAGTACCTTATCACAACCACACAAAAGACTCATAACGTAATTCACTACGGTATTGAGCGTAATATTCCGAAAATCGCACTGACACGATCACCAGGGGACACAAAACTCTGGTAGAAGAAGGAGAAAAGCCATGAGTGACGTACAGGACCCCGAGAACGGTGGCGATGACACCGGTACGGACGACCCCGAGGGTGACGAGTTCGTCGAGAAGGTCGTCGAGCAGATCCACGAGCGCCATGCCGAGCAAGACGAGGCCACCGTCGAAGGCGGGGAAGGCGAGGACGAGTGAAGATCGTTGACCAAGGGGTTACCTACTGCGATCGAGCTCACATCGGTTTCGGGAATCCCACCAACAACGATGGGACGGCTCGAGGTCGGTTGAACCCGTTACGTACGCAGATGACCGCGCACTATCCGGGCTGGACCACCTCGAGTGGCTGGGGTGAGCTCATCGTCACGGACTCCCAGAAGGCCAAGTACATGCACGACATGCAGCGGTACGCCGAGGCTGCCGGCAAGTCGTACGAGTACAACTACGTCATCTTCATGGACGGGTGCGTCCAGGAGTACGCGGGCATCTATCTCGCCGCACACTCTGCGGGTGAGAATGCCATCAGCATCGGTGTTCAGTTCGTCAACAACGTCGAGGAGCTGGGTACCGATGCTCAGGTGTACGCGTTCCAATGGCTGAGGGATGTCTGGCTCAAGAAGCAGAACATGGTGATCCCCCAGCTGTACATCGTCACGCCACATCGCAACATGCCTGGTGCCGCAACCGCATGCCCTGGAGACAACTCCATCATGCCGCGTATCCAAGACTTCTCCCGTCCATTCGAAGCGAAGGATGTCCCCATGAACGAACCCGGCTTCATCCGGTTGATCCGGATCACCGACATCGACCACCCGCCGACGATCAAGCTCGTTGGCGATACGTACGCCCACTACCTCGACGGAGCGGAGTACAACCGCTTCATGTTCTACTACCCCGGCATGAAGGTCGAGGAGATGACTCGGGCCCAGCTGCTCGACGTCACGTGCGTCGGCGATCTCCCGCCCGGGTGCCAGGCCACCGACTTCAACATGGTCGTCCGTCAGGACTTCGGTCCGAATCCGGCGTAAGGAGAGAACATGGAAGACAGCATCCTGACCAGCACAAAGAAGATCTTGGGAATCGATGCGGGTTACACCGAGTTCGATCTCGACATCATCACCCACATCAACGCTGTCTTCTCCATCATCACGCAGTTGGGTGTAGGTCCGGTAGAAGGTTTCATGATCGAAGACGAAACGGCGATGTGGAGCGACTTCGACGCGCCGATTCTTCAGAGGAACATGGTTCGGACCTTGCTCTTCCTTCGTGTGAAGATGCTCTTCGACCCTCCTACGACCTCCTTCTTGATCTCGGCGATGGAGAAGCAGATCGAAGAAGTCACGTGGCGGCTCAACGTTCATCGTGAGGTCCTACTTCCGCCGCAACCACCGTACCGACCGATTGAGGAGGCAGTGTGATGACGAAGTTGGTGGAGATCGGCGAACAGTTCGTCATGCACTACGGAGTCAAGGGAATGCACTGGGGTGTTCGTCGCAGTCGACCGCGCCCCGGTGCAAACTCCGAGAGGACTCGGTTCAAGGAAGGTCCGCGCCATCTGACGGAAGATGAATTGAATGCCCGAATCCAACGGATGCAGATCGAGAAGACGTACAACTCCCTGAACTCTCGGACCGTCAGTGTCGGTGAACGGCTTGCCTCCGAGATCACTCAGAACGTCGGTCGGGCCGTGATCACAACAGTGGCAACCGGCGCCACTCTCTTCGCCATCAAGAAGGGCATCGAGAAGAAGTTCGGTGGTACAGAGGCTGCCAGGGCTGCAGCAAGCATGATCACCAAGAGAAAGTAACGTAAGGGGGTGCGATTTGACTCTCTCTAATACTGCAACTCCTCGATACTACGGCCAATTCCGTGATGCAGTAATGCGTGGAGACATTCCGGTATGTCGGGAGATCTCCATGGAGATGAATCGCATCGATGCCCTAATTGCTAATCCGAATGTCTACTATGATGATCAGGCAGTGGAAGGATTCGTCCGCTATTGCGAGAGGGAGTTGACACTAACTGACGGAAGCGATCTCTATCTACTTGATTCGTTCAAGCTTTGGGCGGAACAGGTATTTGGATGGTTCTACTTCGTCGAAAGAAGCATCTACAAGAAGGACGAGGAGGGTCCAGGCGGTCGGTATGTCAGGAAGCTCATCAAGAAGAGACTGATCACCAAGCAGTACCTCATTGTCGCCAGAGGTGCCGCCAAGTCGATGTACTCGATGGCCATTCAAGCCTTCTTCTTGAACGTCGATACCTCCACCACTCACCAAATCACGACTGCTCCAACCATGAAGCAGGCCGAAGAAGTAATGTCCCCTTTCCGTACTGCAATCACTCGAGCTCGAGGACCGCTCTTCAAGTTCCTGACAGAGGGTTCTCTCCAGAACACCACTGGGTCCAGAGCGAATCGAGCGAAACTGGTTCCCACCAAGAAGGGTA